CAATCGCTTTCACTAGCTCATGAACCGACCTGCGTAGCTGTGCAATGCCGCGATCCATCTGAACCTGTTCAGACTGTTCCATCTGATCACGCTTTGCTGCCGCCAAATACAAATGCTCAATCACTGGAATACAATCTTGGTATTTCGTGGGGATATTCCCACTCACTGGCAATTTAATCATCTTCATCTCTATCCTTTCTCTAGCTAGTTAGGTTAAATCTCGAACTCAGTGCCATCCGGAAGAAGCACACTCAACACGTCAGGAATGATTCCCATCTCACGAGCATCATACAACGCACGACGAAGCGTGAACGGGTCAGGTTTAGGCCATCGAACTGTGTCACAATCCCCTTCAGGATACTGCGCCACAAGAATCACATCCTTTTCAACGTCGTCCCCAATCAGGAAGCCGCGAACCCCGTCTGTCATAACTGCGTGAGGCGTATGCAGCCTGCCGTCTTCCACTGTTAGCTTTATCTTGTCACTCATGCTTTGCCTTTCTCTTTCTAGTTAGGTTTTCCCCACCGATCCCCGTCCATTCAATACCACAAATCCCTAGCCAAAACCAGTCCGTAATGATACTGAACCGAACCGTGGCATACCAATACCCTCAATCAAAGAAGGTCCAAGCCGAAAAGGATTACATCAATGGCATGGGCTCCCTCGCCAATATCTCCCGCAAGCTTGATATCAACTATCAAACCGTCAAACGCTGGTCCCAAGAGCAAAACTGGAAACGTTCCCGCACCAATCGCCTAGAACTCGAACGCGAGCACAACCTCACTCCCGACCTATCACCTGCACACCTGCCGCAACCCCCTCAGGCATCAACTGCATACCATCTGGAGCGCATTGGCGTGCGGATTGACAGGGCTGAAGACCTTGATCAGCTGGAACAGTTGGTGCGCATCAGGGGGATGCTCCAGAAGCAGGAGGATCAGGCGCAGGAGACCAGTAGAGCAGGCGCCCTTGCTGCCGATCAGCGCCGTCATCCAGCCAAAGGGAGGTCTCTGGCGCCTCTGGGCAGATCAGGAGGTCCAGTCGCACCACCGACCCAGCTCGAAGGCCGCCTGGACGATCCTGAGGACATCCAGGGGGAGGAGGCTGTGTCCACAGATGAGGCAGAAGAGGCAGGCTGAAGGGGTGGGGGCGGGATGGGGGTGGGGGCCCCCTGTGCCCTCGGGGGGGGTGTTAGAGTCTCTCCATTTTTATCCCCCTCCAAAAAGTATCAGTTCGAGTTGGTAGCGAAGGCCGCCCTGAGTCCACAAAAGTCCACAAGTCCACAGTGGACATCCACAAGTCCACAACAGTTTCTATTGGTGAGTTACTCTGTTGCTCGGTTACTCTGTAAAGGTAGAGTTGTAGCAATTGGGCGCCTGATTGCTAGTAGTGGTTGGTAACGGTCTGGCCGCTTCCGTTCTAGGTGTTGGTGTTTTCATTGGTGTTCCTAAATTTGCTCTTCTGTAGTCCATTCATCAACACAGAACCTCAGACTGAGGGAAGAACTGTCTGGGTCGTATTCAGCCTCAAACCCTCCACAAGCACTGTAGTTTGACTTTCTACAACTGGCCTCCTCCAGACGCTCCCTGGCAAACTCGCGGATTTCGGACACGTCAGGAACCCTGCCGCCATCAAGCTGCGCCCACTTCCAGCCCAACGCTTTCATCGTGGTTGCAACACTAGCGAAGTCAAACCAGTCCATGATTTGATCTATCCTCTTTTGTTGATCAGGTGTTTTCATAGTTCCTCTGGTTATTTGAGGTTTCATACGCTATTCGCGAATGGAGATTGTGTCCTTCTCACAAGGCCGGGATCACGGTAATCAGGTATGCAGCAAACATCCCAAGCGCAAGGGCAAGAGCCATAATGTAAAGTTCTGTTGTCATCGTTTCCTCCGTGGGTAATCGCCGCCGGTGCCGTCGTAGCTTTGTCGGCCTCTAGCGGAACCGGAGCCGTAACCGTTATCGTGGGCCTGGGCATCCCCATCGCAGCCGCAGTAGCAGCCGTAACCGTAGCCGGAACCGGGGGAGTCGCCGTGACCGCTGCTGTCGCCAGAGCCGTAGCTGCAGCCGTCGCCGGAGCCGTGACCGCCGCCGAAGCCGCTGCCTTCAAAGGCGGCGACGGCTTCGGCGGCGCCGCCGCCGACGCCGCTGCCGCCGCCGAAGCCGTCGCCGCGCATATCTTCAGTTTCCATCACGCCTCCCACACCTTCACCCCAGCAATGGACAACCTTGCAGCCTCGGTCGCATAGATGATCTCGCACACACCCAGCACCTCAACCGTGTCCACCTCACAGGGGAACTTACAGTTCTCAGGCTTCTTTACACCCTCCATCGCCAACTGCGACAAAGTTGCCGCCCCATCCCAATACCACAAACGACGCGCCTTGGAGAGCCTAGTCTGACCAAGAAAGCGGTCATGTTCCACCGCCGTCTCCCACCCCGCCCAGCAACCGCTGTCCTTGGACCGGACAATAACATACCTGTGCCCATCCTCGTATGCCGCCTGCTGCGTGTCCTTACGAACGTATTCAGTCCCATCAATGCTTATTGTGTTTGGTTTGTCTTTCATAATAGTAGTTTTCTAGCTGTTTGTTGTTGTTAATCTTCACCGTTCCCGTCGCCTCCGTTGCTGGCCTTATAGTTAGGCTTCAATTCGCTGGCAGAGTTCCATATACCGGCCCGCTATCACTTCCAGCCTTTCTGTGATGTTCCGCAGCCTTGCGACAGCAGGTGGCTCTGGGTTCCTGTCGCACCCTGTCTCCTCTTTGCAGGGTGTCGGAGGATCTGGTGTGAGCACGTCTTGAAGCTGGTGCGTTATTTTGATCTGAATCTCCCCGTGTTCCTCAGTCAGCTTTTCAAGTCGATTTATAGCTATGCTGAGTTGGGTTTCTCTTTGTGGTTCACTTGTTTTGCTTAGTGTTTTCATAGTCATATTCCGCGACAGTTGGCTGGCCATGAAAGGGTGGGTTGGGGTTTAAGGCGATCCTCTAATTGAGTTATTCGCGCCTGCGCCTGCTCCAGTTCTGCGTCCTTCTCCAGTTGGATCGCGCCATGACGATTTATTTTCTCGTCACGGTCACGAATCACAGCCTGCGCCTGCTCTAGTCCCACTGCAAATTTACGCAGGTGCTTGATCAACTGTTCAATCTGCCTGTGAGGAGCCCGAAACCCTAAAGCGTCCACGATTGCCGCCTCTGCTGTTGTTGTTGTTGTTGTTTCAGTTTTCATTGGTTGTTCTCCATTTTCGTAATCCATTCAGACAAGCCACAGTCGCAGACACCTGCGTAGTTCCAATGGGTTCTCCATCTGCACGTTCCAGAATGCTCCATCCAAGTTCGTGACTGCTTGAGGTCTACCTGCGCCTGCTCCAGTTCAGCTTTCTGTTTGCCAATCAAATCCACAACAGACGTATTGCCGTCCATCTGGAATTGAGCGCAGCAATCATCAATGATTTTCTTGTAGTTGTTGAGCTTGTCGTAGATGTATTTGACTGTGTTGCCTCTATAGCAGAGACGGTCAATGCGTCTGTCCTCATTCTTCTTCAGGTGCTCTAGCTCCCGCTGCGCCTGCTCCAGTTCTGCTTGCTTGATTGCGGACTGTTTTATTGCCGCCTTACACAGTGCTGTCTCTGTCTCCAGTTCGACCTTTGCCTGCTCCAGTCTACGCTCCGCAGTTGCGAGTTTGGACTCTGTTTCTGCAAGAATGTTGCTGAGGTTGTCACTCATTTAAATCAACCTCCCCTCTCTGTCGCAGGTACACTCGTTCCTGACATCATCTGCCATGTCTGCCCACCGCGCCCACAGCCCCAACAGTTCTCGTGTTTTGTTTTTAGTTGGTGTTTTCATTGGTTGTTGGCGTTTTGCAATTGGGCGGCATCTTTTTTGTTTGGCTAAATTCTCCAGTCTTGGCTCTCTCAATAAACGCATTCAGGGAATCCATAAGAACGAAAGGGCGCCCATTTATGTTTACAGTTTGCAGCCACCCGTATTTACGCCATCTCCATAGAGTTGTGTCGCTGATCCCTAGGTCCTTAGCTACAGAACATGTGCTTCGGATTGGTACATCTGTTTGTTTTTCATTCATGCTGATCTGTTCCTCCTATTGGGTTTGCGTTCCAGTCCTGGACCGCAAGGAATTTGGGTCCCTCTGCAAACGCTCTGGAACCACACTGACAAACTGCCGTGTAGGTTATGTGATGGCAGTCTTTGACCTTTTTCGTCCATTTCGGGATTTTGTGGCAGATAATGCACTGCCGACCGTTTGAGTTTGCGATAATCCGCCTTCTTAGAGTAGGTATCATAGGGCAATTATGGTTGCACCACAGTTAATGACCATGCAACTGCTTTTTGCTCCGTAATACTACGTAGTTGCGAAAAACAGCCAATGTCCCACTTTTGACTGTTGGATCTGGATTCCATTTTCTTGGGCAGCCCTTGACGTAATAGTACGGATGGACTACCTCACTGGGTAATGGCGTATTGACCGTGCCTCCATTGGGAGGGTCGCCCACGGTAAGAGTGCGTAAGAAAGCCCCTTCTCCACTCGGGGGCATGAGCGGTGTGGCCACTCTGGCCAATGAGGTCCCGCGCCTCGCTAACATCACCAATAATCTGCCCACAACTGGGCAATCAACTGAACAGGCTTATGGCTGTAAACTGCGATAAATTTAATGATTACCTCTTTCGGCGTCTCGAAAACTGGGACAAAGAATTGGCCAAAGACAGGTATCCTCACAACTACCTGTATTCGAACATGTATCAAACAAAGACCTGGCCAGCGTTCACGGGCCACGTCCACAAGTGGGATCGTGTCCACGTTACTCGTGCCAACGACACAGGTTGTTGGGAGGAAATGGATTCAGATTCCTGCATTACCAACATCTGCGATCCGACTCCGAAGTATCTGGGCTGGGGATCCACCCGAGATGAATACGTCAAGTATCATCAGGATTACCGTACCCCAGTCTTTTGCTTCGACCAGCTTCGACACGTCCAGGAGGCAAGGGCGCAACTCGCGGCTGTCGTGGAAGGGCTTCAGAACCAACCGGAAGAGATTATTTCTGACTTCCTTCGTATCCTATCGATGCGACAAGCAGATTATCTTCACATCTGCGGATCGGCCAACACCAAGGTAACTGTCTCGGATCCGGACACACTTTTCACTGAAGGGTGTCTAAACCTCGATCTCGGTGGGGTTGGAAATCTGCCCACATCAAAGTTGTCTATGGAGTATCTGGACAACCATATCGAGGACCTGATGTACAACGGGTATCATAACAAGGAATTCGTTCCGAACGGCAAGTTTATGATCACCTGCGACATCCAGACTCAGCGCAATCTGGCAAATGCAAACCCGGCACTGACGGGTATGTATCAGGCTGCTGACTTCGTGAAGGGCGGGAAATTCTACGCCTATGGAGTGATGAGCGGAGTTGGCAACTGGTTGTTCCATGTGGACAAGGCGCCGTTGCGCTTCAACCATATTGGAGGAGGCAAGCTGCGCCGGATCTGGCCGTATGAGAACGAAGCCGCTACTGTCGGCAAGAAGCCGGTGTTCTCGGATCAGTACAAAAACGCAACCTACCAGATGTATCACGTCTACAACCGCGCAGCGCGTGAGGTGTATGTCGGTGATATTACCTCTGTGAACAACACCATGAAATTCGGGCTTGCCCGTTCCCTCATGGGCAAGTGGTCTTGGAAAAACCCTGACTACTTCGATGCTTGGGACATCAACACCGGAACCGTTTGCCCTCACGACAACGTGAAGAAGAACAAAGGTTTCTTCCTTGGGGAATACGAGATGGGCGTCAAGACCATCTACCCTGAGATCGAAATGATCATCATTGCCAAGCGCGAGCCGCAGGGCATTGTTAACGTTCCTCGCGTCGCTGCCGACATTGTGATGGGTGGAACTGGAACTGCCTATCAGGAACTGACTCCGTACAACACCCTCTGCGAAGGTTAATCGCTACCTTGTCCTATGGCGCCTCCCCGTACTTGGGGGGGCGCTTTAGGGCTTTGTGGTTTTACAAGAACCAGAAAGGAAACAAATGGCTAATCCTACATGCACTTCTACAACCTGGATTGAAAACGCAGCGGCTTACACCGGAGTTGGAAATGGTGGATCTCTTGATCCAAAACAGCAAAAGGCGCTAGAGCTTCACGCAATGGCTTTAGAGTTGGCGGCAATTGGAGGAACCGATTACACCGCGGCTTTAGAAACAACGTTGATTGAGGATGCGGATGCAATTGCCGCATACATGAATGAAGATCAACTGTGTGCAGCGAAAATAGCAATCTGCTATGCAAACGCGGATTCGGCCGGCGCCGCGGATCCTGGATCAATCACCGACAAGCTTGAGGCTGTAAAGTCGCTAGTTTTGTTCGACTGTCAGCGCCTAGACAAGGCATGGACCCTTTTGAGGTGCCAGCTTGGACGGGCAAAAGACTACGTTCAGTAGTTTTTGGGTTCATGGCCCTGCTTCCTGCAATATGCTTGCGGGAAGTGGGGTTCATTGAGAAAGGTGAGGTATGGCTACTTGCGACGCCGAAACCCTACTTGCTGCTGCGGCGGCAAACCGATTTACAGAACTGTCTGAAACCGATGCCTGGAGCGTGCTAGTTGCCCTCGCTCAGCGTTGGGAGAGCGGTTCTGACACGGCAGCACAACTTCTGGCTTCTGCTGCAACCAACGAATACCTGTTCCTGTCCGATGGATCAGTGTGGGACTGCATCTGTCAGAAGGCGTGTGACATCGCCAATCCATAATGGCTACATGCTTGGCCGAAACTATTCTGGAGACTGCCGCGTTAAGCGGATTCAGCAAGCTATCTGAACAGCAGAAGCTGCAAGTGATGCTCCAAAGCATCTATGAGGCATCTGGATCTGCTGATGATCTGGATACACTCATGCTGGCGGCGAACACGGCTGGATTTGCGAAGATAGCGGATCAACGCTACAAAGCCTGCATCCTTCTTCAACTGCTGGTCAACATCAACGCGGGAACTACGGCTGCATCAACGATCCTTTCCGATGCAGCCACATCCCAGTTCATGTTCTTGGCCGAGAACGACAAGAAAACCGCGTTCCTACAGTTGATGTGTGATTACAATGCCGTGGATGCCGATGCGGCTTTGTTCATTTCCACGGCGGGCATCACTGACGCAACCGAACAGGCCGCAATCATCGCACTGGTGGAGGAACTGAAAACAACTGCTCCGCTGTGGGACAATGGGGTTGCACTGTATCCCATTGTTGGTGGGACACAGGCTAAGTTCGCCTACAACCTTGTTGATCCTACTGCGTATGAGATTAACTGGGTGAACACGCTGGTTGTCAGTGATCAGGGTGTAAAATCCAACGGAACCGATTCATACGGAAGAACTGGAATCACTAAAGCAGTCACAACAAACAACTATTCCCTGTCGTGCTATAAGGTGGAAGTTGCCTCTGGACCCGGTGGTTTTCCGCAAGTCATAAGCGCATACTTAGGTCCAGCGAATTCCCCAAGGGAACTTGGACATAACTCAGCGACTCAGCTTTTGTGCCGAACCCCTGACACACTTGCACAGAACATCGGTGGATCCAACCAAACAGGAACTGTCTTGATGACTTGCACGGAAGGAGGGCAGTTCAGAGTGTTTGTGCGGGGGGTAGAAGGCTCATCTAGTCCGGTTGCTCAAGCAGGGAATATGACCGCAGATCCCACTGCTGAGTATGGAATTCTAAACCGCTTTACTACTAGCCCAAGCAGTTTGTGGTACACGGGCTTTATTGGGTTCTTCGCGTTTTGGAGTGCTGACGTAAGCGCATATACGTCTGAGTGGAACACGGCGATGGAGAATTTCCAAACAGCACTAGGGAGAAACGCATAATGGCTACGTGCAACGTAGAAACCTTGATGCAGGATGCCGCAACCAGCGGATTCCCCAAACTGGCTGCGCGTAACAAGGTGGACCTTCTGTTGCAGTTGTTGTGCAACAAGAGCGCAGGAGGCGCGGTGGTAACGCCGAATCGCAGCTATGCCACTTACGTCGGTAGTTTGCAGACAAACAGTATTACGGGTGTTTATACCGGACAAGGAGTTCAGTTCACTCCAGCAACTACGGGGCAAATGAAAATCTACGTCGCTGGCGGAATGCAGCCTGTTTACTTTTCCAACAAAGTTATAGTTTCCTTAGCGTACGGGACTGGAACAATCCCAGTTCAAAACACGGCTGCCCCTGACGGTTCACACCTTGCTTATTTGTCTTCAGAGCAAGAAAGTGACATAGCAGTGTCCTATTCAAATGCATTCGCAATGTATGCAGAAATAAATGGTTTAACACCCGGTACATTGTATTATGCCTCAATTATTTACCGCAGCAATACAGCGTTCAACGTCCGGATACGGCAAAGTAGTTATTACGCTGAAGAACAAGATCCGCAATCTCCGTAATGGCAATCGAACCGGCAGAAACAATTGTTGCAAATGCAACTGCCAGCGGATTTCCGTTGTTGTCAGAAGCATCCAAGATGGATGTTACCTTGCAACTGCTTGCTGATGCGCCAAGCGGGGCTGTTCCAAACAGAAACTACACATCCAACCTTGCCACTGTAAGCACACAGCTTCGCTTTGTTCATGCTGGATACGGTTTAACACTCGTTCCCAAAACCACAGGAACAGTCAGAGTGATTGCAACCATGCGCGGAAGGTTTACTGGCACAAAAACGTCTGGTCAGTGCGTTACTTTTTTGCAATACGGAGATGGCAGTGTTCCAGTTTATCAAGAAGCCAGAAAAGGAACACAATGTCCCGGTACTCCTGATCTTAGTAATTGGGAGAGCCAACCAAATGCTTGGATGAGCAGACCTTACCTTTCCGTGGTAGAAGGACTTACGGTTGGCCAACAATATTGGTTTGATGTAATTATAGATAACACTAATCCAGCAGACACTTCACACATCCAACATGCTAACATTGTGGTTGAAGAACTAGAGTGAAAACATCATGGCTCAAATCACACTAACTATACCGGACGTACACGTACCAAGGATTCTTACTGCACTTGGTGCGGCCAATGCCGCAGAGGCAAAAACCAACATCATCAACTATCTCAAAGGAACTGTTATTATCTATGAGAACCTACAGTTACGAGAGGCCCAAGATGCTCAAGTCGCCCAAGACCTAAACGATCTGCCAATAACGTGAGCACTGCAATAAACATTGAGGAGTTGTTTATTCTCATTGTTCCAACGTCTAGCGGCAAAGCCGAAATCAACACGCTTTGGCGGCTGGCCATGCTTCCTCAACTGTTGGGCAGGCATTTTTTCCCAGTAACCGTAACAGGTAAAGGGGTCACACAAGCCAGAACCCATGTCTTGGAGCAACTCAAACACAAGTTAGACCAAGGCAAGATCGAACATAATGGCAAAGTCAGAGCGCTATGGTGGGACGACGATCTAATCATTGATCCACAATACGACCTTCGGAAGCTGGCCAACACAATCGCAGAATCCGACCAGCGCGGGATCAACCTTATAGGCAACTACCGTATTCAATGCGAAACGAACAGCAGAGACATGCAAAACGTGTTGATGCACCTAACGCCCGGAAAAAAAACCCGATGCTATACTGACCAAGAAATCGCTGGACTGAAGAATTTAGACCCATTGCCTGATACCGTCTCTGGCATGGGGTTTTATTACGGAAACGTCTTTCTGGATTACAAATTCCACTACGACGAAATAGCCGAAGACGTGAACTTCTTCATAGACCAAAATCTTGAGCTTCACTATTCGGACGTTCAATTATGGCACGAAAAGAAAGTGCTGATATGAGCGTAATGATAAACACCGATCTAGGGATAACGATAGAATACGAAAACTGGATTTCTAACAAAGAGCATCTACACGAAGTTTTTAGCGAGATCGAAGCAGGAGCGTATTCGGTAGATGTGAACGGTTTGGACGTTGTTGATGTCGGAGCATACTTCGGAGAAACGGCTGTTTATTTTTCCAAGCAAGGAGCAAACAAAGTGTTCGCTTACGAGCCTTTTCAGAGTGGGCGGTATATCGCATCAAATGCGAAAACCAACCATTGCAATAACATCGAATGGGTTCATGCCGCTGTGCATAGCGAGACAAAAACAATATCCATTAACCCGAAGTACAAAAACAATGGAGCAAGCAGGCTTCATTACGGCGCTGAATCCGGAACAACCCTGCCCCAAATGTCACTGGATGATTTAACAGCCGCACACAATATCAACGGCGGCATATTGAAACTAGATTGTGAAGGGGCAGAAGGCCCAATAATACACGGTGCTTCACTGGACACTTTACGCCAATACCAAACAATCTTGATGGAAGTTCATACGGCTATGGCAGACCCGTTTCAAATAAGCTCCAAGCTGGAGGCGGCTGGGTTTAAGGTAAAAATAAAAAACATCCTGAAAGACAACCGTGGTGTAGAGTTGGGCAGAGAGTTTCACGTTTACGGATATGACACATGAAAAAGATCAGCCAAAAAACAAAGTGGGAACTCGTTGTATGGCTGATTGTGTTAGCCATCTGCTTCTGGGTCATGCTGAAGATTTCCTACGGTCAACCGCTTCCCCTTCCGTTGATAATGACAGGAGACGAGAAAGCTTCTGTCACACTCGCATGGGATCCCAGTCCGGACTCTGGTGTAGCATCATACAGGGTGTATATCGGAACCAACGCTGGACTCTATGTTCAGAATACCAACGCAGGGCCATCCACAAACCTCACAGTGAACGGGTTGGAGTATGACGTTGAACAGTTCTTCGCTGTAACAGCCATCGGAACGAACCAGCTGGAAAGCGATTTCTCCAACGAAATATCCTACATACCAGTTGCCGAAGATGCACCCGGAAGCCCATCGGCACTGACGCGGCTTCAAAACCCGCAACTGACGCTGCACATTGAAGGAAAGACCGGAACCAACTGGGTAAAACTGGACTCGGTTGAAGTCATTGTAATCAGCACTCAATCCTTCGGAACGTTCAGGATCCGTCAGGAGATGAAAACGGTCAACGCAGTCGAGTATTGAACATGGTGCACGACAGAAAGCCATCTGAAGCTGCCATAGCAGAGCACGAAGCACACATCAAAGTGCTGATGGCTAATGATGCCGAATTGTTCCGTCAGGTCAGCGATACTCGCAAAGAAATGGGCGACGGTTTCAATCGTCTGTCAGAACTAATCCGCCAATCAACCAAACATCAGCCAGCCAACTGGCCAGCATTGGTTGCAACCGCAGTAGCCATGGTCGCATTCGGCTACAACCACATTCAAACCGTAAAACAACCTCTTGAAGCGGCAGACGCTAGAGCATCGAGCCGCATTGAGGGAATTACAGCAATCGTGAATGAGACTGCGCGGCTGGCCGGAATCACAGAAGCCAAAACCGACCACAATTTCGCACGTGTCCATGAAATGAGTGAGGAAGCGGCTGTTACGCGGGCCAAGGTGGCGAATCTGGAAGGGACTCTTCACATGCTGGAAAAGCAGACTGATGCCATAGATCTAGGGCGAAGCCGAGGCTGGAACCAATCCGCGCAGCCCCTGAAACCATAGTAAAAACCACAACAAAAAGGAACCAAATGCAAGGACCATACAAATTCATTCTGTTATCAATCATCGCCCTGTCGCTAGTTGGATGCGCTACGAACAAGCCTCCCGGACAATTTGAACAGGTTATCTTCAATACGCAGACCAACTGGATTACTCAGGTTGCAGTAGTCACCAATGAAGTCTGGGAAACAAACATTGCGGTTGTATCTGTGACCAACCAGATCGGACAGATTGTTAAACAAACCAACGAAATCTTTATTCCAAAGTACGAAACGGTTTCTGTAACAAGCACTGTCCCAACCTATATCTTCACTCCTAGCACCAATGCCATTGCGGATGCCCAGATGATTGGCGGCATTGCCAACGTATTTCTTCCCGGATCCGGTGGTATTATTGGCGGATTGCTGGTGGGGGCTTTAGGTGTATGGGGCAGGATGCGTAGCTACAAAAAATCAGGAACTGTGCTTGCCCAGAACATTGAAGCAATCCGAGAGTTCATCAAATCCAGCGTTCCTGAAGGGAAGATTTATGATGAAGCACTTGTAAAATTCATGAAGGACAAGCAGCAGGAAGCTGGCGCTATAGATAGCGTGTTGTCGCTTCTTAGGAAATATGTATCCAACAAGGATGCTCAAGTTGCTGCAACGGAGATCCAGAACCTTCTGGATACCATACGCAAACCATAAAGATCAATCACCCTGCCTTGACGTTTGTCCCGACAAGGCATCGGACTGAAAGGGTGAGCCCCCCCTGTGAGTGCAGGGGGGGTATTTGTTAAGCTTTCGGCTTTTGGGTCTCCATCTCTATGAGGTCTTTCCGGTCGATCTCAGCAGCCGCTGCGGCGTCTTTCCTCTCCTGCTCTGCGTCTGCCGCGGTGTCTTTGCGAACTTGTTCAGCAGCAGCTTGCATCGCATCTCTCTTTATCTTTGCCTGGGACTCCATCTGCATTGCCTGAAGCTTGGCCTGAGTTGCTGGATCCATCTGAGACTGCTGGCTTTCCTGCAACCTCTGTTCAAATCCTTTTACCTCATTCATCAGTTTCCCAAGAGAGTCCATATACTGTTTAACTCTGGGCATCTGTGTTGTGTCTTGGGCTAGTTGCTGAATGAGTTGTTTGGCATGTGCCTCAACAGTTCTGATCCCTATAACCTCGTGCATCTTGGCGTTTCCTCCGGATTGAACGATTCTGGAGATTACACCAGCAGACAGCCCTATGAATACCTCAACTTGATCGGGGATATTCAATTCCTCTCTTACTCTGACAGGAACGCCATTCATTAAGGTGGCAAAGGCAAACTCGGCATCTCTTCCTGCCTCGGAAATCTGTGGTTTCCCTTCTGTTGGCACCCATCTTTTTGCTGTCTTCGGGTCTCCAGTCATCACATTGGCGAACATGTGCAGGATCTCCTGCTGTGCCGTTGGAGAGAACATCGGGCGTGCCTGCATCAGTTGCTGAATCTGGGTTTGCTCTGCAATGGGATTGCCGGCGCCTATCGGAACCTCTGGATCGAGGTCCCACTTTGACGCATCAAGCCACTCTTCAGGAACCCCAAAGTCTTTGCACTCTTTCTGAAACTCCTGAACGTCCTTGTCACTGCTGTCTTTGATCGTAAAGCGCCTGCAAATCTCCTTATGCGAATAGGTCTCATACTGGAAAGCAGTTGCAAGGAGGCCGGTCAGCATTGCATTGACAGTGGACTGCTTCACTGAGGTCTCATAAGCAGTCTGCTCTTTCTGTGTTCCGCTATCTATCTCCTGTGTATAGGACATAGACGCCTCAGACATTAGCTGCCGAGTCTGAGACATCACCATTTGCACAAGATTGCCGTCAATTTGGTGCCTCTCGCTCTGTGGAACTATCCCAATACCCTCTGGTATAAATGCGCGGTCAAAAAGCTCAACTGAGTTAGCCCTACCCCTTCCATTTGGATCGGAAGACCGGAATATAGTGTTGAAATTCTCAAACATGTGCTGCATCAGCCTGCACCTTGTCAGGTTGGTCCAGAAACATGGTTCCATGAGAAGGAAACCCAGTGATCGAACACTGTGGTACAGGAACGGTGCGGTTGAGGACAAATCCCCAAACTGTATGTGCAGGATCTGGGATAGGTCTTCAGCAACTGGCGTGTCGCCGTTATCGAAGAGGAACTCGTCCCACTCAGCACCGCGAGTTTCCCTGTCTGGAATGACCCTGAGCTTCCATTTGTTGTCATCTTCATCCAGGAAATAAAGCTCCCAGAGCCGAATTGTCGGCACCGCGTCTCCAGAGTAGAACGCTCCATTCTGCTTGTAGATTTCGGAGCTTCGTTCAGGCTGATTCTCCCAGTCAACTTGTTCATCGGTTTCCCAGTTAATTTGATGGTATTCTTTGAGTATCTTTTTAACCGCGCCCTTTTTCCATCCTTTGCGTGCATGTTTGCCAAAGGCTACTTCAGACAGTTCCCCTATGGTATAGTTACGTCTTTCGGCGAACCATACTAAGTTATCCAATGCTGTGCGAGTATCAGTAGGGACTCGTAGCTTATCGATGGAGGCCAATCGAGGAACCCATCCCTCTGCTGTTGGCCAGATCCATGCCCCTATTCCGTGGGAGACAACAGAGGCGAACTTTGATTTATAGAGTTCGTAGAAGGTCCTGTTCGCCTTCATCTTTCGATTGATGGCCGTGGTAATGAATGTCTCCCAATCCATTGACTCTCGAACTGGACCGTTTACTAGGCGAATTCGGAAGTAGATGGATGGTTTAAGGAAGGCGTTATAGTATTGCCTTCGTGCGTGATGATTCAGAACAGAGGCTTCCCCCCAATTGACGTTTATCTTGAGGTTCCATTTGCTAGCGTCCTCCTTTGAAACTGGTGGAACTCCGTTAAATAAATCGTTTATCCGACGCCGGTTTTCGGATCGGACCCTCTCAACATCATCGCCAGCACGAATCGTATCCAGTGCTTTTCTCGCATCAGTGAATTTCATTTTTAATCTCCATTGGTATCCAGCAGTTTGCTTTTGTGAACTCGTTCATTTGATCGTCTGTAATTGTTGAAACAAAATGCTCAAGCGGAACATGTACCTTCAGCCTCATTGCACACCCACACACAAGGCACATTGCTAGGTCCTGCTCATTTTCAACAGATACCTTCATGTTGTTTTTCACACTTAAAGCCTTTTGTATTGCAGAAGCGATAGGGTCTTTAACAACCTCCCACCATAGCCCCCCATGGTGCTTAACACACTTCATGCAATGATTTGCCCTAGACTGAGCTAACTCTCGATCTACGGGTTTGGCTCCGTCTCCCAGCCAATCTGCCAATATAAAAGCCATGGCTTCGGCCTGTTGTATTGGGTTCATTTCTTTATCCTAGCTCCGCAGGTAGAGCATCCACCTGGACGCTTAATGGGGGGAACGCTTGATGGAGAAGCTGTAACAATAGACACTGACCCCGATACTTGCCTGCACCATTTGGGATCATTCCCAAGCCTGTTGCAATTGTAAGTATGCAAGTCTTCCGCAACTTCTTCCATAGTGGCTCTGGAGCAGTTGTTTGCTTTTCGATATGCAAGTATCAACTGAAGCTGAACAGAGAAGCTGTAGTCTCCTGGAAAATACATTTCCTTTCCGCCGCACAGTTCTTTATACGGAAAAGCCCCTGGAGGATGTTTATGCGTGCTCCTAAGAATCCACTTTGTCATATGTGCTGTAGGGTTGCTCTGCTTAACACGTCTCGAAACTCTTTTTCCTGCTCGTAGTAATCATCAAACGGATCGGCCTCGTCAGCGTCTGCTGCGATATTCCCAATCTGAAAGCCTTGATCTCTTGCCCCCTCAATGCAAATGGCAAGCCAGTCAAACAAATCAGGGGACCGCCCCATTCTCTTGCGGGTATCAGACTTTTTCTCGATCTCAGTTTTATTGCCTTGAACAACTCCGTATTCCCTCAAGCATCCCTCAAGCATCACGTCATGCGGGAGTTCTCGCATTTGGTTGCATTCAATCGTGTAACGGACGGAAAACCACATCTCAGTTACGAACTTGGAATAGTGTTCATCACAACGCTTATGGCGTTTCTGATGCTTTGCTTCATCCCATATGAGAAGATCAGACCTAACCGGACGGCTGCTAGGTCTAGCTCCAGAGTCAACTGGCTTTGGAGTCTGGTGCCCGAAAAGAAGGGCAAAGGCGTGTCCTACAGTTCCTTTCCCAAACGAGTCGTAATAGCAGTTCTCGACTGGGATATTGAATCGTTGCAGGTCTCGTTGGACTTCTGCTGCAATTTGATCCTCTGGCTTTTCTGCAATTCCGGGTTTTACTGGGATTACCCTTGGAGGATAGACCTTCAGAATCATCTTCCCGTCTCGATCCGGACCCCACTCAATCATGCCCCCCACGCAGCGATCCTCTCCGCCGTATGCAGGATCAACCCCGTAAATTCTAGTAACGTTATCCCCTCCCCAGATAGCGGGTTCGTGCGCGCCATGCTGATTGCACATCTGCTGCGTAACTACCCTGTGCCCGACCAGCCCGTATCGCATTACCCCCTTACATTGGGAATAATACTGGATTGAGTCCTCTTCCCAGAAGCTTTTGACTGCATCAACCTTCCGCCAGCTGATCATGTAAGGATATCTAGGAGGCAGATAGCTGGGGTGGTCGTAGTTGGGGGAGTCAGTTCCGACGAAGTTAATGCAGATTCCGTTATGGAACCGCGTTCTCCATGTGGTTGTTTTCTCGGGTTCTTCCTGCTTATCCCAGCCCTCGACAGGCTCTGCAACTCTCCCAAGCGGGTCCATTGGATCCAGAGGGTTTCCTAAAAACACCCCTTTATAGTCCTTCCCTAGGAAGTTGGGGATTGCGTCCAAGAAGCTAGATCCCATCAGCTGGCACTCGTCTGCGACTTGTCTAAGGCGTTTCTGCTTAACTCCGACGTATTTCCCCAATCCAACGTATCGATTTGACTGCATACACGGGATGCAAATGATCCCCTTCCTTAAAACCCTGGCCTTGTCGTCTCTGGTAATTTTGTCGGTTGATATCGAGTGGTAGGACTCTAGTGGGGTTCCAGGCAGATGGGGGTAAATGTCTCTTGCTCGGTTGAAAAGGTCCTTAATGGCGCCCCATACACGCAGTTCTAGCCCTCGAACGTCCGTGGAACTGACTAAAACGAGAGTATTATCCGGATCCGTCCAGTATTCGATAAGAGCCCATTTGGCGGCAGGATAGGTTTTCCCAGCGTCAGCTGGCCCCATCATTACCGTGATAGTTTCCTCTACTAAGGTTTTGAAGGCCAATTCGCTCCATCGATGAACGTCGTCTTCAGGCCATAGAAGGCGTTCTATTTTGTTGAAGTGTTCGACGGCTTTGCCCTCGGCAAACAGATTGTCTCGCAACATCGCTAACTCGATGTCTATTTGAAGCGAATCTTCCGGCCAGTCGTAGCCGTATTGGGTTATTATTGCGTTTGACATGAAACGGCTCTAGGACGTTACTGCCTCAGTAATTATACTGAATCAAGGCAAACCTTATGAGCGCGACTACACCCTGCGTCCCCTGCTGCACCACACCTCAAACTGTTCAAGTTCCTGGAACCATTGGCAACGATGGAGATCCTGGAGTTGATGGTTCTAATGGATTCAACGCATATACCACTGTTTCTATTGCAAATACCGTCCCCGCCTCAGTTGGATCAACCGTCCTTTTAGATGTTGTAAACTCTTCATGGATGGTGGTCGGACAGCCAATTTATGTTGAGGGAGGGTCAAATTATGTCGTAACTGCCATCCCAAGTTCGACACAGGTTACTTTACAATGGAAAGGCTTCGAAGATGATGCTGCGGCTTTGTCCGCGATTGCGTTAGGCGCTGGGGTTTCTCCGGGAGGTAGCCAAGCCGTAACGACTCACACTCGGCTGACGGTATATGCGTCTGGCGATCCATATCCCATGAAAGTCACTTCAGAACTGTTGGACTTTGGGGGAACGGACCCCTCTCTAGTTCTCAACGAGGCCGGCACTTGGTTGATTTTTCCAAGGGCGCGAATTGACTACTTCAATGCGACTTATGCAGCTGCCACCTATTTGGATGAAGTTCCTACGTTTACGTTGGTGCTAAGAGAGACACTGAACACAAACCTTAATCTGGATGACAGTTCGACTACTTTTCAGATGCGAGATGTTACGACCGCCTATTTTACGGCGCAAACTACCAACCTGCCTGGAGTAGTTTACAAAACCACATCGACTACCGACAGAATTCAGCTATGGGGCTCTGTATCTGCTCTCCCGTCTACTGGACAAATCTGGGCGGTAGAGGCAGACATCGTTGCCTTGAAGATTTCTGAATCGACCACATGATCCAATGGCAGGAGTACGATTAACTTCAGACACCACGGTATGGGATGGGTTCCTCGAACTAACTGGGGGAATCAACTCCGGATGGGCGCCGTCTTTGCTCAAAAGAGACCAGTTAAGCTTTGCTTGGAATTGCACGATAAGGGGCGGATATATCACTCACAGGCCATCCCGCAGCCCGAGAGTGATGGATTTTGGATCAAACTCAGTTGTTCAGCAAAGAGTTCAAGGCGGTGTTTTTCAATTCGGTGAGTTTTATCAGCCTGACAACGCGGCAGCTTATATTGTTGCCAGCATATCTGGTCGGTTATTCTCGTTCTCTCTAGTTGGGGCCACAAGTGTTGTAAAAGAGATAACAATACGAAACCAGACTCTAACTACTTCCGATTTCGTGACTCCTGCCGTTGACACGATAATAGGAATCAACGTTGCAAGCACTGACAACATCAAGGCTAACGTCCAAGTGGAGATTGCAGGGGCAACCTATAGCATTGCTAGTGTTCTAAGCTCCACTTCGCTTGAGATACGCAATGTAAACGCAATTCCTGGTAACACAGTATCCTCTGGAACAGGCGTTATCATATGGGACGTGAACCCTGCGCTTCGTCCTCAATCTTGGTTTTGTCAGGCAGAGAAGTGGCTCATTATTCAGGATGGACAGTCGGTTCCTGTTCTGTGGGATGGCGCCAATGCGGAAAGGTCCAAGCTGAGTCTTGGGCAAATCACGGCAGGGAAGATGATGACATACAATCTGGGCAGGATTGTTAAGGTCAATCCAGATGGCAAAACTTTCCTGATTGGAGATATTGTCTACGGATCTTCTGGAACGGCTGGGGAAAGAAACAGGGATGCCATTCTCTATACAAAAGAGAACACTTATCTAACTGGCGGAGGATTCTTCACTGTTCCAGGAGGGTTTGGAGAAATCCGGTTTCTAAAGCCTGTTGCAATCCTTGAAAAGGAACTCGGGCAAGGCCCAGTTCAGGTTGGGACTCCGGAGGTTCTGTTCGCTTTAGACCTTCCGGTAGACAGAACAACATGGCAGGACCTGTCTAACCCAATACTGTCCGTTTCACAGCTAACCAATGGAGGGCAAAGTCAAACATCGGCAATAAACGTCAATGGAGACTTGTTCTACCGGGCAAAAGACGGGATCCGCAGCTTCGTCCTAGGCCAAAGGGATTTTGCATCTCAGTGGAGTAACACTCCCGTATCCCGAGAAATGAACCGGGTACTTCCGAAGGACGATCCAACGCTTCTAAAATACGCAAGTGGAGTCGTCTTTGATAACCGGCTGCTGATGACGACTTCTCCAGTCCACAGTACGCGCGGCACATATCATAGGGGTCTTGTCGCATTGGACTTCGATGTTCTATCCAGTATGCGAGACAAGGCGCCTCCCTCGTATGATGGGGTATGGGTAGGGGCGAACACGCTGCAAATACTGAAGGGGGACGTAGAGGGAGACGAGAGATGCTTTGAATTTGTAATGACTGGGGACGGGGTTATTCAGCTATGGGAGCTTTCGAGAGAGGGGAAAAAAGATGCAAATAACATCCCAATTAAGTGGACGTTCGAGACCGCGGACATGTTCAGAAGCTCAGACCAATATACGCAAATCGACATCAAAAAACTGATGAACGGAGAGCTTTATGTAAGCGACGTTCAAGGGCGGGTTGATTTCAAGGTGTTCTTCAAGCCAGACCAGCATCCATGTTGGGTCCCGTGGCATAACTGGTTTATCTGCCAAAAGGAAAGTGAGTGTGTCATAGACGAAAGCAACTGCGTTTCAAGAGACGTGTATAAGCTAACCTATAAGCACAAAATGCCTTTTGGACAGCCGACTGATGATTGCGATTCAAACACAGAATCCCCTTACAGGATTGGAAGGACGTTTCAAGTCCGTGTCGAAGTCATTGGATCATGCAAAATCAGAGGGTTGCGCCTTATGGCTGTTCTTCAGCCGGAACCAGCTTTCGGAGCGCCAATCTGCAACATAATCGAAGAGTCAGTTGACGTGTAATGGCTACATCATGTGATAAAATCAAATGCTGCCAAACCGACCCAGCTTTAGGCGATTTCGGAGGGTTTTCCATAGTCGGTGGTGATTTTCCTGGTGGTGCCGTTCAGGGCAATCTTGAAAGCACTTACATCATAGATTGTCCAGAAGGGATCATCTGTACAGAAGGTCAATATCCGGTTTCCATAACAATCCCAGATGGAACAGTCACAAACCCGTATGGGCCAACTCCAGACGGGTTTCCTTATACGATTCAAGTTCCGTGTGGAAACGATTATCTTTACAAGACTATCCCAGCTTCAGCTACACCGAGGGAGATTAACAGAGCCACCTTCGACCTTCTTGCTCAAGCGGCAGAATGTGAAGCGGAAATTATAGGCTCATCTCCGCCTTACAGTTCTGGAGGAACTACGTCAGGATCACTGTTCGCAAACTCGGAAATAGATCCCGTTCAGTGCAGCGTAGAAGATCCGTTATTTGCCACAAATCCCGGAGGACTTCTCAGGTATGATAGCGCAACTAAACTGGTGACTCTTCCAGCTGGGACACACTCAAGCACTGTATCCCAAGCTGCTGCTGATGCTGCTGCTGCTGCCTATGTGGAGGCGCAGGTTGCAAAATACGTTGCAGAAGGAGGGCTTTGCATTCCGGAGAATTGCTGGGCTGATTCTGATTTGATGACTTGGGAGGAAACTGGCATCCCTACGTCCGCCTTCAACTTTGTATGTGGATCCGACTGTTCTGGAGTTAGCACATTCTCGCCAGCTGTAGGGCGAATTGTTTCTGGAGAAGTCACTTGTATTCGCCCAATAGGTTCCACGGTAAGCTGTGGGACTTCCCGTGGTTATATCAAAGGAACTATGTCCGTTGTTATCGGGGTAGGGCAAACGCCTCCAACCTGTGTTCAAACTTTTACAGCTGTTATTCCAGTCGGTGGGCAGATCAGGGTTCGATATATGCGAGCAACAAGCGACGTGATTTACAACACTCCCGGCCCACTGGAGGTGAAAGTTCCTGTGACTTGGACGGATCTTACCCCCCCAATCTCTACAAGTGCTAATGTATTCATAACCACTATAGGCGGCACGCCTGATCCCGGTGAGACAAGTACGTTGACTTACATTTATAAGATAGGCGCGACATAACCAATAAAACATCATGGCAGAGAACATCGATCTACAAGTTATAGCCCCAACAGCAGCCCCTGGAAGCTGTGTTGATTCATACTTGTTACAACTCATGGGGCAAATTCGTGTCCTATTCCCAGCTCAGTACAGTCTTTTTATCACGGGATCAAATGAACCGACAGTCGAGCAAAGGGACTATGCGTGGATTAAAACAGATCCCAGCACGAACGAAATAACGGGGATATTTACATGGAGTCCGTTCTATGGGGCATGGCTCTACCCGTATCGGGTTGCTCCAGAAGCCAACGAGAGACGCCTTTGGGTTGGAACAGAAGCTTCTCTGGTGACGTACGAAGGCGGAGAATCGTCCAGCATATCGGCAACAACAGGCCCATTCTGGGAGAACGACGTAGACTTCACGAACAAAATGTTGATTGGTGCTGGGGCTCTTGCAGTCTCAGTAGACGACACATTTGGAGGTGCTGGAACGACTTACACTCATCGCGGAATCTACATCATCAAGCGAACAGCGCGGAAATATGTGAGGTCAGCATGACATTTCTTACTCTAGGGGATGTTAAGAACTCTCCCATCAAGCGGATTACTGGCACATGTCCAACATCGGCAACGTTCACGAGCCTCGTCAATGAGGCTACCGAGAGGCTGATGACCCGTGGGGACTGGGCAACGACCATAGTTCCAATTCACGTCTGCATGAAATACGGCTGCGTGACGTTTCCCAGATATGTCGGGCAAGTGCGGAAGATGAACATTTGTGGGACTCCGGTCCCAGTCACAAGCTCATGGAGTCCGTTCTTAGAGAACTCTAGCGGGTGGTATGATTGGCCAAATGTAAATACATGGGGAGACCTGTCTTCCTCTTATTCGATGAAAGGCGGATCCTTACGGTATAGCACTCTGGGGGCGAATAACACTGGGCACTCTTCTGTTTACTCGGATCCTTGGGGAGACCGATACATCCGCGCGTACTGCCAGTATCCTCAGGATTACGGGAAAACACTGACGATCTTTGCAGAAGATTCCAATGGCCAGCCTGCGATGACCAAGAACACCGCAGACGACGGGACGGTAACATACACTCCAGGTGCAAAGATAACCCTTGGCTCAATAACTCAGCTGGGGGTAGCTAGATATGGCAGCACTGCAATAAAGCTTCGGGCACCTATTCACCGAGTTCTGAAAGACGAGACCGAAGGGCGCGTTTGGCTATACGGTTACAACGACGAAAACGAAGACTTGGAGGACATGGCTGTTTATGAGCCAAAGGAGACAAATCCAACTTATGTCCGCATGAGCATTCCGGGGTCAACAAGCGGAAGAAACTGTAGTGGATCAGATTGCTCAACAAGCGTTATGGCGATGGTGAAGCTTCAATTTATTGAGGCAGTAAACGATGAAGATTTGATTCTGATTCCCAATAAGGCCGCTTTGAAAACGATGATTCAAGCCATCATCTTTGAAGAGGCTAATGATTCAGCACAGGCAGACACATTTGAGACTAGGGCGATCAGGGAACTCAACCTACAGCTTAGGGATGTGATGCCCGAAGCCCAAACCGCAGTAAGCATTGAAGCCTTCAATGCTACAGGAATACCCGAACAACGTTGCTTTTAGGAGACCAGACCATGCCATACACACAAGAGGGAGTTGATTATCATTACGTTGATGGGAGATACGTTGTTGGTCCTCCGGGAGGAGACACGCAAGGACCGGCTACGCAACCGTCATACACTACTGGAGGGTTTGATTACACTCCTGCTCCGACAGCTGGGAGGGGGGCTTTCGGGGCAGTTCCGGGCGCCATCGGGGTGCCAGACCCCGCGGCTGATCTTTCCGCACAGATTCCAGGACTTCAAGGGCTCAATCAGCAGGCATCAAGTAACATCCTTCAGCAGCTTAGGGGAGAACTGTCACCAAATACTGTGGCAGCGATTCAAGACGCATCGGCACAATGGGGTGTAGGGTCAGGAATGCCTGGTGCAGGGCTGTCTATCAATCGTGGGCTTCGGGATGTGGGACGAACATCAGAGCAGGTTCAACAGCAGGGGCAACAGAACTACGGGGCATTAGCTTCAACTGTAGCGAACACACAAACAGCCTCTCCGGAATTACAGGCCCAAATAGGGATGCAAAACGCTATTAACGCAGCGGCTCCAGACCCAACAGTAGCCGCCAATTATTCTCAGTCACTGTTCAACAACTACATGAGAATGATGAATCCAATGGAGGTTACTACAAGTGAACAGTGGAACGCGGGGATCAACGACACTTTCAGGAGATCATACGATCCTCTGACAGGACAGACTACAACCGATAGGATCTAATATGGCACAAATCGCACCTTGGCTACGGCCGGCAGACATGGATCAGATGAGCAAGGGTTCATCTGCTGGGGCTCAATTGCGCTCGATCCGAGAAACCGCAAAGGCAAGCATCCGCAACAACGCTACAAGGCTTGCGCAAATCGCCGCCTCACGACAAGGGCAACAGGCTGCGATTCAGGCTGGACGTGAACGGGATTCTGCTCGGCTGGGGTTGGCCCGAGAGGAAATGAAGGCACAGCAGGGGCTTCAGCAGGAGAAGCTTGGTATGAGCGAACAGCTATTGAACCAACGCAAGGCAGAGTTTGGCGCCGAACAGGAAACAGAGTGGACCCCCATGAGCACAGCTAAAGGGGTCGTTCTCGTGAACAAAAAAGGAGAAGTCAAAATGGCGACTCCGGAAGACGTGGCCGCAGCGGAAGGCGATACGCGACAGGCTGATTTTGTTTATGATGCGACTAAGGGAGCAACTCCGTTTGTTCCAAAGAAGAAGCGGGGAGGGGCGTAATGCCTAAGTTTGTCGAGGTGCCGTCCGTGGGTCTGATTGAGTTTCCAGACGACATGGATGAAAAGCAGATTACTGCTGCCATCGATAAATCATTGATGGATCTGGCTCCGGACCTTCTAAGGGATCCGGCAGCTAAAGAGCAGTGGGCGAAGCGAACCACTTGGGAGGGAATGTCTGAGACAGAGCGGCTTCAGTCTGATCTTTCGAGAATGGGGCAGGGTGCTGGAAAGACAGTAGGGGTGGGGCTTAAAGGCGCTGCAATCACCGACATACAAAGCAGGGAAGCCTTAGCAAAAGGACAAATCCCTGAGTTTATGAATGTTGGGAAGCTTGCCTCCGATAAAATAAAGCTCCCAGCGGACTCCGGTTGGCGGACTGCAATGGAAGGGCTTGGGAATCCACTCACCATTCCAACAAAAATTGGCGAAGCTGTTTTTAGAAAAGCTGGGGAGGCTTTAGGTCTTGAGAAGTACATGAGCATCCCTTTGGAGCAGACCAAAGACACTCAAGAGGAACGCCTGAAGCGAATTGAAAACCACCCGCTATACAAGACGGGTGAGAAGGTAGAGAAAGCAACCGATAAGGCGTTCCCTTCAATTCAGCCTGCCAACGTGTCCCGTCCACTTGGAGGAACAGCTGAAGCAGTTGGGAATATCGGAGTGATGTTGCCATTAATGCACGGTGCCCTAGCTGCTGGGTCAATGATGGAACTCGGGGACGCTTTCGAGGCCGAGATTGCACGTCAAAAGAAAGACGGGGAAGACGTGGACGTGGACATGGCTTGGAACAAAGCCGCATCATATTCCACTGTTGCAACAACTATCGAGATGCCTCTTGGAATAGGGCGCATTCTCAAAAAGGTTGGGCAATACTTTGGGAAAGAAGTAGCAGAAGAGGCTGGAAGGAGGATGGCCAGAGAAGGAGGCCCTGGATTATTTGGATACATCCGAAAGCAAGGGTGGGAAAGAGCAAAGGATTCAGGAGCAGGCTTTACTGAAGAGTTTACCCAACGGGTTTCACAGGATTTGATTGTAAGCGGAGAGGTTGACCTTGCTGCGGCTTGGCATGAGGGGATGATGGGCATGGCTGGTCAGACCGTCATTGGAGGAGTTGCCCAAACAACTGCCGATCTTTCAAAAGCTGCTCAACGTGGTGCTTCCCGAGGTGGTTCCAAAGCCTCACCATCCCGCGAAGGAACTCCGCCCAAACCCGGCGCCCCTCCGAAGGCTCCAGAACCGGGCGCGGGAGGGGTTCCTGCTACAGGAGGTCCAGCCGATGCTGCGTCTGCCGAAATGGAAAGGGAGTTCATTGCTGCTGCGAAGGAAGAGAATCCAGCACTTTATGGCAATGACACTACAGCCGTAGAGATCGACGAGACAGACCGCGAAACCCATGCAGCAATTGTAGCGGCAGAAGGGCTAGAGCCCATGAGCGACGGGGCGACAGGGCCTACTACTGGCGTGCTTGGATTCCAAGATCCCGTAACCCAATCGTATATCCAGATTAACACAGCAGACGCGCAAAACCCCGAGCGCGTTAGAGCGATAGTTAATAACGGAAGGCTTAAATGGGCTGCTGCTGAAATTGAGGCTCTGGCCCAAGATAATATTGCTGGAAAGATAACTGAGACGGAGTTTGCAGATGCCGTGTATGGGCTGGCAGAGAAATTCCCCCCTTCTATCAAGGCCAAAGCTGAAAAGCTGATTGAGGTATGGCAGGACCAAGACAGTAGCGGGAAATCCGACCCCGAGACTTCTGGGGACCTTGTGGCTGCCTTGATGAATTTGGCTGATGAGGGCATGGCGGAATCGGCTTTACCCCTACCAGGAGATAAAAAGGTCGAGGTTTTGTCTGACGGGCAACGACTCCAACTAGAGCAGGAAGCCCAAGCTCAGATTGATATTACCGAGGATCCGAAAGAGCAGGAGAGACTGGGCAACAAGCTGACGAACCTGAAGACGGAAATAGGCTTAATCCTCGAAGAATTAAAGGCCGAAAACCTAGGTATTGGGGCAAAACAGGCATTACAGAAGCAGTTGGCTGGGCTGGAGGAAAACATGCGGAAGCTCCGAGGAGCTAAAAAAGCCCCTGAGAGCCCTTCTAAGGTACCGGAACGTGCGGAGGCGCCATTACCCAAAAGTACGGACAAAACGGCAGCTGGGCCTAAACCCGGTGCAGGGCTTCCTATTATAGAGCAGACTGGGAAAAGTCCCGAGCTTTGGGCGTTGGTAAGGGCTGTAGCGACTATGCCAGCCTCGGAACTGATGAAATTGGCTGGGTTCAACCGGATCAACGACAAATTCGCCCAGCAAGCCACTTTGGAGCAGGCGCGGGAGGTTGTTAAGCTGGACCGTCAGATGGTGGCGCGGTCCCAGAAGCTGCTGGATGAGTTTCAGGATATGCAGGACAGGGGCGGGGTTCCGAATCCACAATGGATGGATGAGTTCTCTGCCGTAACAGGCACAGCCCAATTTTACCATGAGATCATCCAATACCTGACTGGCAGGGACCGAGAAGGGAAGCTTACCGGCAAAAATGAAGCGAAAGACTCCCCATATCCTGCTGATTGGAAGCCAAGATTCACTTTGGAGGAACTGGGCCTTAAAACGAAAGGAGGTGAGGCAAATGGGTTGCGGAAAGAAACACAAAGGGAAGGGAAAAAAGAGGATGAAATGACTCCAACAACAGCTGGGGCTGGCCGTCCACTGGCCCCAGCTGCTTCTGGTGAGGTTCCAGGGACAGGGGATAACCTTACTCCAGCAATCCGGTTTACGTTTAACGGAACAACCCGATACATCGTAGGGCCGTCTCACGCCGATGCGATTTCCCTTGGGGTGAAAACCTATGGGAAAGACTTCGTAGCCGATATGCCCGAGGAAGGGGGATACGGGTTCCTTCATAAAGGCAAATGGCAGACTCGGGACCAAGCTGGAAGAACGATTGGGCAAATGCGGGGGAAGGCTCCTGTTCCATACCTCACCAGTGAGGGGATGAAGCCAGCAGAACTGGCGCATATCACAGAGGCTCAACAATACGCAGGCCCTGCTGTTCCCGAAGAGGCACCAGCACTAGACGATTACCCACTACTTACCGCGAAAGTTTTATGGCCGAAGGTAAAGGCCAGTATTCAGAAAAATGTATATGGAGCCCGCGGTGGGTGGTTTGTTATCTCGGATGGGAACGGCGGAATTAAAGTCGTCGATGTAATTGGGCCTGAGACGACCAAAGAGGTTGTTCTTACTAAAAGCGATCCGAACTTTAGCAATCTCCCAGAAGGAGGCTACACATACGAAGAAGCATTGAAGGCTCTGGCAAAAGCGGCAAAGCCTCCCGCGCCTGCCCCGCCTGCCCCGCCTGCCCCGCCTCCCGCGCCGCCTACAGCAGGGCCCTCTCAAGCTGAACTGGATGCCATCAAGGAGGAGCGAGACGCCATCATTCGTGAGTTGGAAGACACGATGGGTCCGGAAGGGTTAGGGGCAGGCGCCCCGATTGATCCAAAGGTTGCCGCATTAGCTGCAAGGCTGGCTCTAACGTATGCGAAGCAGGGCATTCTCGTTTTCAAGGAGTTTGCCGCGAAGGTAAAGGCAGATGCCCCTCAAATCTGGGATAGGATTAAGAAATACTTGGCAGGCGCCTGGACTACAGCGGGAGAGCTATATGAGGGGCTAGATGAAGTCAACAGGGCACAGGTTAAGGCGATATTGTCCGAAATCGACGGGGCGATCCCAAGACCAGAAGAGCAAGGCGAACGCGGGGGAATGGCTGGTCCGATTGATAATCAATACATCGATGCGCTCAAGCGGCTGATGAAGAGCCGATACCCGAACATTCCTGACGCATTTTGGGATGGTCCCTACGAGAACGTCATCCGCACCGAGCTTTTGCCAGATTTGACTCCAGAGTTCAAAAGCATGTTCGTCAATCAGGCCGAACGGAGAGAACGGGAGGGAGGGTTCGTTATGGAAACGAACACTATAGAGAGTTTGGCTATCGAGGACACGGCGGCTGTCTACGACTACATCCTTGAGCTAGTCAACAATGGTTACGGCGGATTCGGTGTCTACGACGACACAACCGAAACCCTGAGGGTTGCCAGTAACGATAATGGCAGTGTCAGCCTTGCGGCGATCAAGGAGGATTACGCAGAAAATACAGAAGCGTACACTGGGTGGTCGAGCACTGTTGGTAAATTCCTTGATTTGACCGAGGAAGAGCTGAGGTCCGATTATTCCATCAACCTGATTTACACCTTTGCGAAGGATGTCCGTGCGGCTGAATGGGAGGCGGAAAAACAGCAGGAGGAGAATACACCAGGACCAGAATCCGACGACATCACCCAGCTGCTTGATTCTGACGAAGACAATCGCGCCAAATCTGGGCAGATACGCCGCATGGCTAAAAAGCGGGATATCTCTGTTAAGGATATGGAGGAAATGATCGAGGCTGAGATAGTTCGTCGAGCCCATCTGATTGCTTCTAATCCTAACATCTCTGCTGAAGAGAAATTCAGTCAGTTGCGGGATGAATACGAACGTCAGCCACTGCTATCTTCGAGGACCGCAGGAAGCGTCGGAGCACAAGCTTACTCCACCCCATCCCCGCTTGCGTTTGCCAACGCCCACATGACTGGCGTAACTCCCACCGTTTCAGTCCATGACCGGACAGCAGGAAACGGGATGCTGATGATTGGATCCAACCTTCAGAAGGGGAGTGCCAACGAGACAAACAAAGGCAGAGTAGAGAACTTGAAGAAGCTAGGGGTTCCGGAGGTGACAACACGGGATGCTACTCAGCCCTATCCGAATCCACCAAAAGCCAACGTTGTTGCTCTCAATCCTCCATTTGGAAGTAGCCCGGTCCAAAACTATAACGGCTTTGGAATCAGGCGCCTTGAGCACATCATCGCACTTCGCGGGTTGGAGTCCATGCAAGACACCGGACTCGCTTCGATCATCGTAGGAGCGAAGAGAGAAGAAGCGGATCAAGGAAAAGGGGCTCAGTGGGTGTTTGAGAACTACCTCTACGGACATTTCAACGTTGTCGGTAATTTTGAAGTATCTGGGGAACTATACGGAAAGCAGGGGGCAAAATGGCCCGTCCGAGTTCTCATTGTTGCTGGAAGAAAGGCACAGCCTGTAATAGCCGACTTAGCTCCCAAACGTGTTGACAGGCTCAATTCTTGGCAAGAGGTTTGGGAAAGAGCAGAGAGCATACGAAATGCAACTGAATCCTACAGACGTAATTTGGGCTCCGAAAACAAACTCGGATTACCTCCTAGTGTCCCAAAACCCGAAACTGACACAGGACAAAGACCTGTATCTGCACCTACAGGCCAGCCTGCTCAACCGCCTGATCGGGGAGGCGTCGGAGGAGGAACTGGAGGATCAAGAGCGCCTACTGCGGGAGTCACTCCCACAGGCGGAGCAACTGTGGCTAAACCCGAAACCACTCCACGACCCGCAATTCGGCCAAAGACTCCTGCTACAGCCGGCGGAACTCGGAAGCCGACTGGCGGACTGGAAGGAGGGGATACAGGAAGCCCTACAGCAATCCCCAATGTCACACCCCCTAGCCCTCAGTCTGGCGCAAAGCCTGACACTCGAAAGCTGCCTCAGCCGCCTCCTATAAGCGAGACTGGCGGAGCGCAGGTCCAATATAATCCAGCTTCTGATGCTCGTGCGCTTGGCACACTTTCTCCCAGAAACATAGCCAACGGGATGAGAATGGCGCTTCAGGAGTTGCGCGATCGTCTTGGCAACAGCGATGAATTTGTTGCCAACCGTCTGAACATGATGGTTGAAGAGGTTAAATCCGTCCTAGCAGCAGAGCAAATTGACGGAGTTGCGCTTTCAATTGATCAGATGGAAAACGGAGATGCCGTAATCATAGGAGATCAAACCGGAATCGGTAAAGGGAGGCAGGCCGCTGCGATAATCCGGTATGCCATTCTTAACGGCAAAATCCCAGTGTTTTTCACGAAGGACCCCAAACTGTTCTCCGACATGTGGCGGGATTTGCAGGATATCAATACGACGATCAACCCGATGATTCTTGGGGGTGCTGGGAAAGCCGATATTGTGTCCGAGGAAGGAACAGTTATCAAAAAGGCGCAGAGCAGTCTCGCCAAGCAGCAGCGTCTATTTGCTAAAGCTAAAACTCGCGGAGGATTGTTACAGCAGGGATTTGACTCTGTATTCCTAACCTATTCCCAAATTCGAGATGCGGGTTCAAAAGATCCGAAGACTGGCGCATACAGCAAACATGCACGGCAACAGTTCTTAGAGGATCTAGGGAACAACGAAGATGTAGTCCTTGTGCTAGACGAATCGCACGAGGCTGCTGGGGATTTGGGAACCTCAATGCAGGCGGCATTTATGGCAGGGGGGGAGATTGAACGCGGCAAGGGGAGATTTAAGCAGAAGATTGTATTGCCCGGAATTCTTAACTTGCCTGGAACAAAGCGGGGCCGCGGTGGGGTGGTTTACCTTAGCGCAACATTCGCAAAACGGGCCGATAACATGATGGTCTACTTCCGGACGGCTCTCAGTCGTGCAGCAGACAACATGCCTCAGATTGTTACGGCCCTTGCAAAGGGTGGAGTTGCGTTACAGCAGGCAGTCAGTGAATCCCTCGCAGCCGTTGGGCAATATATCCGCAGGGAACGTGACTTCTCTGACTCTAACTATGAGATGAAACGCATTGAAGTTGCCGACATGCGTGAGCTTCTGTTGCAGGTCAATTCGATCACTGGAGTTCTAGCAGAAATCGTCAAGTTCTCAGATAAAGTGATTGAAGCATCGAAGGGCATGGACTTTGGATCCACGGCAATGGGGGAAAATGAGGCTTCAATGTCTCCATTCGCATCGATTGTTCATAACCAGATATCCCAGCTACTGCTAGCTGCCAAATCGGAGGAAGTAGTTTTGGAGGCTGTCAGAGTGTGGAAAAACGGGGAGAAACCAGTCATCGCCCTGATGAACACTATGGAGAGCTTCTTGGATCAGTGGGTAACGGAAAACGATGTTAAAGAGGGGCAAAAAATCACCCTCAGATGGAATGAACTTGTAGAGTACGCACTGACAAGAACTCTTAGAGCCACAATCAAGGGGCCAAACGGTGAGCAAAGCCCGTTTGTAATCGATCCCAAAGACATAGGGCTGGATCTTGAATATAATCGCATCAGAGAAGCGGCTATGGATATTCAGTCTGCATTCCCAGTAAGCCCAATCGATTACATCATCCAGAGACTTCAAGAAGAAGGCGTCCCAACCGGAGAACTGACGGGGAGAACCTCGGGGATCCAGTACACCGACTACAAGAAGAACAAGGGGACATATAAGAGGTTCCGGAAGGCTGATAAAAATGCACTCGTGAACGGATTCAACTCCGGAAAACTCGGGGGGCTTCTGTTAAATGCAAGCGGATCCACGGGGTTAAGCATCCATGCAAGTGAATCGTTCCCAGAAAGGCCGGTCAAACCGAGGAGAATGATCATAGCGCAGGCGGCATTGGATATTAACGTATTTGTCCAGACTCTAGGCCGAATCCTGAGAACAGGAATGATTCCTGGAGGCGCCAACTACATGCACTTGGTTCTACCGTTGCAGGCTGAAATGAGGCCAGCAGCCGTATCCATGCAGAAGATGAAATCACTCAACGCGAATACTACAGCGGAGAGTGAAAATGCAGTCAAAATCGAAGCGGTTGACTTCCTGAATAAGTACGGGGATCAGGTTGTAGCAGATTATCTTGATGCAGATTTTGAGCTTCAGCAGAGGCTTAGTATTTACATCGAGCACCGAGAGGACGGATCAGCTATAGCCCCGCAGGATACGGCCAGAAAGTTCTCTGGAAGGCTTGCATTGCTTTCAGATGAAGAGCAGCAGCAAATCTATGGGCAGATTCTTCCCAATTACAAAGAACTCATAGAGCAACTGAAAACTACTGGTGAATACGACCTGGAAATAACAATTCACGATGACTGGGATGCAACTCTGGAATCGGACATGGAGTTAGTCCCTGGAACGGATGAAACGAATTACCTAACAGCAAGCGTTAGGGCACAGCAATATGAAGTTACCGATAACAGGCACGTTCCCACGGGCGAAGAAATGGAGGCTGAATTCGCAAAGAACCATGGAGATGCAGGCGAGCTTCAAGCAAAATGGGATCAATTCAAAATCGATGTAGCTGTACGCTTCAACGCCATGCTGGAGCGACTACAAGAAGACATTGCGGAAATAGAAAACAGCAGCAAGGACCAGCGAGTTAAGGATGTAGAATTATCAAAGCTGACCACTAGGAGAGATAAGCTTAAACAAAGGGAAAACAGTTGGAACTCCCTAGTAGAACGGCTTGAGCCTATGTTCAGAAGGGCTGGCACTGTGATTTCGATACAAAACAATGAGCTACAAGAGTTGTATGAAGGAATGCTAGTCGGGGTTAAGCTTCCAGACATAAGTGATCGCCTTGTCTTGGCCCCAAGTGCATTCAAATTCCGTTACCTTGTAGATGCTCCGGGGGGCAGGATCTATGTTCCAGGATCTGGATTTATGGGAACCCAGTGGACGGAATCCTCCTCGTTCAAAACCACAGGCGACTTCAAGGGTGCCGCAAGAGGACAGAGATATAATCGCTGGTTTGTAACTGGAAACCCAATCAGGGGATATGCCGCTACTGACGGCAAAGGAAAGGTCGTAAGGTTCAACACTCGTGACGGACAAGTGGTAACTGCCATTAAGATGCCTAGCAATTGGGACATCTCGCAGCTTGCTAACGATCCAAGGAAACAGCTTCTGAATGGGGCAGCTGCGGATTCGTTCCTAGCCAATGGAACACAAATGGTCAGCATTGAAGCTGATAACGCACGGATTAACAGAAGCTCAAGTGGAGTATATGGGTTCTCAGTTCCATCTGCACGCAGAACAGGAGGCAAATACTATCTGGACCCGACCATACAGACGATAGTAGGGAACGGGGATAAAAGCCGAGGAGAGGCTAGGATCAGAAAGCAAGGCAATCGGATGCTGGCGGAAATCAGCAGGGCCATGATTCAGCCTTTGGTAGACCGGATTGGAGAAATCGCAGGAACACGCCTCACGGTTGTAGGCGGGGATGCCAGAACTATAGACGATGTTGCCAGAGCGAACGCCAGCGCAAAGCCTGACGGGGACGGTGGCGGTGGCGGTGGAGGTGGCGGAACCCAAGCAAGGCCCCCAAATCCCGATGAGCAAAGATCCAGAACCCTCGAACAGCTGCTAGATGATGCCATCAGGGCAACGGACTTTAACCAAGGTCGCGCAATGGAGGGCATTACTGGGGCTCCGATATGGATAACAAAAGGCGCCCTCAACTCAGCTTTAAGGGTTATTCGGCTGGCTGTCAGGGCAGGCAAGAGCCTAGCTCAAGCAATTCAGGATGGAGTTGAGCATATCAAATCATTGAATGACCCGAGATTCGATGCTGTGGTTACAAGGGACTTCTTCAACGAATACTTTTCCGAGGAACAAAGAAAAGAAGAAGAGAGGGTAAAGCAGGTACGTCTAAACAGGAGCAAGGCCGCTAAGAAAACAGCCGAGACAAAGCGCCGTCGCAAGCTGCCAGAAGCTCCGGATGTTGCAGGCAAAACGTGGCGTAGGCGAGTCGCAGCACTTTTCGGGAACCGAGATGAGAAGACCGCCTATAGATCAGGCAAACTGAGCCGCTTCTTTTCTACCCTGATAAAGGGCAATTCCCTTGGAAAGTCCATGAACCAGGTGCGTGATTGGGGAATGGCGTTTCAAGAGTTTCTGGAGGAATCGGGGCGCCTTCTCACGAAGGACATGAACCTAGCCATAGCGCAGGAGTTCCCCAAGAGGGAGCATGATGCGGTAAGGCAACGTGTGCTGGACTTTCTGGAGGGGAGGGGAGAACTGAATGGAATAGGGGGTCCGCAAGTTCAGCTAGTTGCCGCAAAGATCAGGGCAAACATCGACAAACTTTCAAAGCTCTCTGTGGACAATGGTCTCGTTTCAAGCTCTATGGCTGAGACGTGGCTTGAAAACACAGGGATTTGGCTCCGCAGGACCTATCTGGCATTCGATCCTTCGTCAGACTGGAACATGGATGCCCTTGAGCGCCGCAAAAACAAGGGGGACAGAGAAATAACCCGTATCTGGAATGCCTTAGAGGAATATCTTCAGGAAGCCTTCCCAGAATCTGATGAGGGAGAAATCAGGGTAATCATGCGCCAGCTGATTGATAGGCAAGAGGTGGAAGATATCATGCGAACAGGGGAAATGGGGACAGTCGGAACCGGAGACCAACTCGGGGTCAACATAGGGAGCCTGATCAGGCGTAAGGACATTCCCAAGGTTGTGCGCGATTGGATGGGCGAGATAACCGACCCGAATGCCAAGGTCCTACAGTCTTTCAAGTGGATGTCCCAATTTATCACGCGGAACTTGGTTCAGCGAAAGTTCGCCAGAATAGGGCTGGAACTGGGCTGGCTTAGTGAGAAGAAAACGGATCCTTACTCTGTAGAGCTTTATCCCAACACAAGTCGGCTAGCTCAGAAGATGGTCCCTCAATTGAATGAAGACGGGGAGGTAATCACAGATTCTGATGATAAGCCAATAATGGTCCCAGCATACACTCCGGACGGTGAGATTATTGCAGTGCCGCGTCAACGCATGGATCGGCGTTATGCCCCGCTTCACGGGCTTTATACCACAATCGAGTTTGCCAACGCTCTCAAGGAATACGAGACCCGAACACAAAACATGCTGGAGGTTGCCCGTCCAGAGAATGTTCTATGGAGCATATACAAGAGAGCGGTTTCATATTCCAAGCTGCTTCTTGTTGGTCTTAATCCCTACTCCTATCCGGTCAACGGGATCGGAGGCTTTGTAATGAGGCTGGCAGCAGGAGGGACGAGTCCGCTTCGACTGCGTAGGGCCTTTGATGCGGTAAGACTTGGTGAGCATCCAGTTGATGCATACGCAACAAAGCGTGAACTAATGGCCCGAGCGGATTACCTGATGGCGACGAAAGCAGGCGTTACTGGCAAGGGAATCATAATGTCAGACGTACGCGCGAACCTGAGAAGAGATGCCGACAAGAACGTATTTGCCAGAACAATCGAAGCAGTTAAGAGAATCGCAGCAGACAGTCAGAACAAAAGCGGATACAGGCTGTTGATCGAGGCCATGGAAGATGCTCTAGCCAAGCCCGGAGACCTTGGCATCCGGTTCTTGGATGACGTGTACAGGGTTGATGCGTTCCTGTATGAGTTGGAGGTAATGTCCAAAGCCTATCCGGAAAGCACTCGGGAGGAACAGGTAGACATGGCCGCAGATAGAGCCGCGAACGTCTACCAAACCTATGACCGAGTGTGGCAACTGTTCCGCGGTCTCTCTAATGCAGGGATTCTGGGGACATTCGTGACGTTCAAGCTGGAACTGATGCGTAATACCTTCTGGATTGCTTACTACGCTGCAAAGGGCGCCGCCAGTGGCAACGCCGCACTGCGAGTAGACGCGGCAAGAAAAGGGGTAGGGCTGTCTGCAATGATATCACTTCCTTTCCTTGTGGCTGCGATTGCTAGAGACAAAACAGATACGGACGACGATGAAATGCTCGCCTTGAAAAGGTGGATTGTTCCCCCTTGGGACATGGCAGAGGTTATATTCCCAATTGAACGCAATGGAACTGAATGGAGATATGTTCCAATGTCCTACCTGCTTCCTCATGTCGAAATGACACGGATAATGACAGCAGCCTATGACGCTTCAAGAACAGGGAACCCACAACAGGCATTCAAGCAGGCGGTGCAAGGTCTCGCGTCTGATTATCTAGGTCCTGGAGTTCTGGGAGGAACGATTCTGGCATTCGCCAGCAACCAACGTGAATCGGGTGGGCCAATTACCAGAAGAGAGGGAGCAGCTGGAATGGTAGACCGCATCAAATATGCAGCAGACAACCTCAAGCCCGGTTTCATGCGGCCAGCCAGAGAACTCTACTATGCAGCTACAGGCCAGAAGATGCCCTATAATAAGGAGCCAAGCGCAAGAGATGTTGGATTAAAGCTGCTGGGACTACGCGTCCGAAGGGTGGACGTGAAAGAGGACATGCGGTGGACGATGATGGATTTTGGGACAAAGTGGAGGGCTACGGCAGCAGACGCTACAATCAGGGTCCGGAGGGCTGGTGAAGGGTCTGATGAGGCTACAGAGGCAATGGAATACACCGTGAACAAGAAAGAGGAAATCTGGAGGATGTATCAGGAGTTTCGCAGAGACATGATTTTACTCGGTGTAGAGGATAGGGAACTCGCCAGTGCCGAAAAGGAACAGCGAGTCCCCAATGATTTGCGGGATCCGGATGCGTATTAGGTCCAGATATCTTCTGGCACATCCTCAAAGTCAGTCCCTGTGGGGTCTGCGCTTGAATCCCCCCGCAGGTCCCCTCCTGGACCAGAGCCCTGAAGCTTACGGATTTTACCCTCAAGCTGTTTTACCTGCTCTTGCAGGAGGGTCTTTTCTCTAGCCATTCGCGGGAGTGCTGCGGCCCGATGCCTTAAATGAGCTTCGTAAACAACAACATCCTCCGGTTTCATCTTCGAACGATCTCGGAAATAAGCATCGAAGGTTTCATAGCCCTTCTTGAGAAGTTCATTGCCCTCCTTATCCCCGTCTCTATCGGAATACCAATCGGGCTTCTTGGTTTTGATATCAGTGTTAACACGATCCCAAAGCTGGTTTAATTCCTGACCCTGCCGGATCCGCTGGGCCGATGCTGATGTCTGCCGCTCCTGCCATTTCTCTTTCTCTTCCTCCATGGCAATCTCCATCTCTCCGTCTCTGCGTTGGAAATCGGTTAGAAGGGCCTGAACCCGATAGGCAGATGCTCCAAACATGTCGATAACGTTCTGGTCAGCTTTCCCGTCTGCGTTCTGGTATAGCTTAACGAAGTCATCCCAAGAGGCTTTCCGTGTGGTTTCCTCTCCGGTGCTAGGATCCTCTTGCCGAACCGACAGGTTCTCAACCAACCGCCTAGCGGATCGGGCTGCGAAATCATAAGCCTTTTCATACTTCTCAACATATTCCGGAGACTTCTGGAACTTCTCTGCCTGAAGCTCCCCGTTCAATCTCGCCAACTCTGCCTCCTTCGCAGCGAGTTGCTTCGTTATCGTTTCCACATCCCCGCCCTGAGTCTTACGGGCATCTTCTAGTTGCTGGGACAGTTCCTGTTCTCGCTTCCTAGCTGTTGCAAGCTCGGAATTTACAACCTCAAGACGCTTCCGGAAATCTTTGGGTAGCTTGGATGTTTCATCGCTAGGGGTTAGTGCGGGTTCTGGCGGATCTTCAGGAGTATCCGTTGGAGATGGATCCTTGGGTGGTAACGGGGCCTCGCCAAAGATTTCACCAGGAACATCTTCAGGTGTAAAGCCGATCTCTTCTGGGTCCCCTTCGGAAGACTCCGATTCGGTTGTTGCGTCTTGTGGTCGTAAATCCGCGGCGGGACTCGGGCTCTCGGCAGGCTCGGAGGATTCTCCCGGTAGATCCGTGTTTAGTGGTTCATCTGGCATGGCTTATTCCTTTTTTGTTTTTGCGTCTCCTGGATGTTGCACCGATAGATTATGTATCAGTCCAACTCCTTCGGCTGTGAATGGTTTATCTTCATCTTCTGTCATCTCTTTTAGCGCATCAAGCGCCAGCTGGACTCCCTGTTGAATGCCTGGAGTCAACGTAGACGTATCCATGATGTGAGATTTCGTGAGTGAAACGCAAAGGTCCCACCAGCTTGAGGTCACTACGGCTGACAGTTTGTTCCGAAGCTTTTCGTTGTTATGAAGCTGCTGTTTTGATGGTGTCATTGGGTGGTTTTGTATGTGGAACAATTACAGATGTGTCTGGATTATACATATGAAAATCACGCAGATCGATCCCCGTGAACCATTCTGTAGTGGGCTCTCTTCGCACTGGGAAGAGACCTCCGTTAAGCATGTGCTGCCTCAGTTCTGAAATCGTCTTAAAATCATTGCCAAATGACTGCTCAAAAAATGTCTGCCCCTTATTCACTTCCAAAAGACGATGGCTTTTGTCCAATGGCGATTTGCCTGGATCATATCTTAACGGGGATTGCTGATTGTGATGGTCTTCCTCGCTCTCTTTAGTATGCATCTGTAGTGAGTACCGGAATATATTGCCGCGTCTCGCCATGGTAGTTCCCATAACGCAGTCCTCATATCCCATTCCATCGCATAAAAGTTCTGGGAACCCGTTCACATTAAGAAGGTAATCAACAGGGCAAGCTATAGAGCAGCCGAACATCCACTGAGGAGAACACACTACATCGATATTAGGCTCTCCGCAGAGGAATCTTGGGTCTATCCCCTCCTTATAAGCCTCAAAGTAGCAAATCGCACCTTGTTCGACTTTCAGCTTCAATACCTTTTGGAAAGAGCCACACAAAACGTAATCATCTGGCCCATCCATCAACCTAACTATTGGCTTTATCCAGTTGGGGCAGAGAACTGAAAGGTCATCAACAAAGGCTATGTATCCGTCCGGTGCAACAGCTAGGGCTGTGTTGCGGCAATTAGCGGCGGAGAAAAAATCTTGCTCCGTAAGGCGGAATCGCCCCTGCCAAACAGAAGGCTTTGGCTCAACCCACATCGCTTTAATGATTCTGCCGTATTTGGAAAGTGTCCTGTGTGTCCGTGACGGCGCCTGAAGATCCACGATAATAAGGGTGACATCAATGTGGGCAGGAAGAGACTCAACCTCTCGCTGTAGCGAATCCAAGAACCATTCAATCTTTGGGTCACGCCGAGATGTGATATAGGCAATAGTCAGGTTCATATCGCCAAAGTCATCAATGTGCTGACTTGCTCTTGAGGGATGAGCATTACGTCAAAACTCGTGTTCCATGGAAACAGCGAAATGAGTTCTTGTGGAGTTTCAACCCTGTGCTTGCCGTCCATGCTGACAACATCATAGTGCATCTGGTTGTAAATGTAGTAACACATTTCCTCAACACTATCCCCAATTAGCTGTGGCAGATAGCTTAACTCGAACTGGATTGGCGGCCTGTTGGCCTCAATGAGGGCTTCGCCACCGCGCAGAACCCTGAGTTCGTATCCGTCAACATCGATTTTCAGATAGTTTGGAGACCCGCCAGTATCAGAAGACTCCAGCATTTTGGAAATAAACCCGTCTATCGTGATGACAGGAACATTAAACGGCGGCTTATCAGCATACTCAACCGACTTGGCCTGCATTGGCCAACCGTTGGACAGTCTCGGTTGTTCGTTTGGAAGAAGGGTCCAACAGTTGAATACGTTAACATTTTCGAGTGTTCCGGGTTTGTCAGACAAGGCGGTGCGGTGGAAGGCAACTCTTGTGTCCCCTTCAAATCGCTTGGCAACCTTCTCAAACATGTTTGGAACGGGCTCGAAGGCAAAAACATACTCAGCACCCCAATCAAGAAAACACTGGGTATAGCCACCTTCGTTAGCGCCTATGTCCATCGCTATTCGCGGCGTGGACTTGAACAGGCCTATGGCCAAGTCGTGCGAGTTTTTGCAAAAGTAAGGAAGGGTGTAGCCACTCATATCTTTAGTTTTTCTGCCATACGCCGTAGTCGTCTTTTTCCTCTGCTGTTTCTCGCTGGACTACAAACCTATTTTCAAAGCCCATGCTCTCCAGTGTTTCAACTGCGGCAGCTGGCCCCCCGTTGTCCCATTGTAAATCGTCCATCACACAAAAGCTGCCAGCGTTCATACGACAGGCAAAGTTCAAAACATCTTTTATAGCCTGTTGTGAATGGTTTCCATCAACATGAAGCAGGCCATATTTGTTTCCTTCCTGTCGCAGCAGCGTGGAATAATCGTCTGATGTCATTTGATGTGTTTCTACAACGTCATGTAATCCGAGTCCGGCAACCCAAGACTCAAAAACCCCCTTGGCGTTGTCATGTAAAATTTGCTGGCCCCACCACTTTTGATGATCTTCTGTTTGCCCCTGAACGCTGGCATCGCTTCTCCATGGGTCTACACCTATTACCCTCACATTCCCAACCGCTTTAGCAGCCAAAGCCATTGGAATAAGGCTGCGGCCGGCAAAGATCCCCAGTTCCAGGACCAACGTTGGGCGCCTCACCATGATGATAGCCGCCAACGTTTGAGCCTTGGATATAGAACACCATCCCGGAATCCTAGGAACCATTTCCGAGATTTTAGTAAATAGGTCCGTGTATTCGTTGTTCATAGCTTTAGTTGGTCAGGTGATAGGTCGGCCAACAAGCAGGAGCAGTCGTTCAGCCCTATAGCTGTTCTATATGCCGTTCCATTGGTGTGTATTTCCCAGTTACTAGGGAAAGCGACGTTAGCCTTATAGTGGGCACACGCATCCGGTTTTGGGGCTGCCGTGCCAGACATGATCGGCTCTTTGCTCATGCGGATAACCTTAAAAGGCGGAGAAGGTTCAAGCAGCAACGCCCCTATGTGGTATCTCCAAGGAGCATCGCCAAAATCGTTAATTGTTCTTGAATGGAACAGCCTGACTAGCTTCCCGCTTTCACGGTGCGGGAGTGGCTGTGTTCCCCCTCTTGGAGTTCCCCAAGCCCAAGCAACACCGTCCGTAATCCATTCTTTTAGAACCTTGTTCTTAGTGATCTTCCATAAAACAGTCTTCGGGTAAGTGGAATACCAACAGTAAAGGTCTTCACCATGGTCGAAAAAGATCCAGTTCTTCTCCATGTCCTGCCTTCTTGTGAAAATTACAGGGCTTGTAAGCTCCCACACTCCTTCCACTTCTTCTGACAGGGACACTTTTGCATAACCGACTTGGCTCTTAAAAGGGGTTTGGGGATAGTTGCTAACTACAAACGACATGTGAAGACCTCGTTCATGCCAAAACAATCGAGGGTCTTCAAAACTCTGTGGTTGGGTGCCAAATTCGGATAGAGAGCCAATGCTATGCTTTATCCATGCGTTGGTCCGGACGTTCCCACTGATGTCTAGGGTAGCTGCCGCCAAGTCTGTCCGATGATCCTTAAACCGATGGGCTCTGTACGCGAGCAACATCTGCGGGTTACCCGAAAAATTCAACCTCACTTGGGTTGGGTTATATCCGAAAGGGAACAGAGCCTCTGGGTTAATAACAAGTTTTCGAGGCAACGAAGAAGCACCGTAATACTCTGGTGTAACCCCATGCTCGGTGAACCAAGCCTCTCCAAGCTTGGAATTGATATTTCTCCAAGCTGTGTTGATCATACTAACTGGGGGTCCCATTGGTCGGAAAGTTGCCGAGTTGCTTTCCTGGCCTCCAGTGCTGCGAATATATTCTTTCAGCAATCGATGCCAATACGGATCGTTCCCCATAATAACGTCGGGAAGTTTGGATAAATTATCGCGGCACCATTTTGCTGTGAAGGTGAATAAATCAACGTCAGCATGTGGAACTCCCTCTTCTGCTTCAGAGTCTGCAACCCACCTTGTCCCCCATCCCAGAGGCTCGTATTCCTCAAACTGAACAGCCCATCTCCATCGGATAGAAGCGTCTGGGCGGGTAAGGACAATTATGTCGTCATCTTTCTTTGTGGCGAGCAATGCGGCACGCAGTACATCGCGTAAAAACGGGTATGCCTCTGAATCGGGTCCTTCATATTGTGTGTATGAATCTCGTCCAAACGCCCCTGAATCAATGCATACTTCTTTCCATCCCAACTCGCTGTAAACTTTTTCCCATGTTTTACGCGCCGATTTATGTCGGTGCCTAACCAGATCGGTGAACCCATAGCCGCACCACACATGATAGACGGATGCTGTTGACTCGCTAAACCTACAACCCGGTTTCCCAATCCTATAGATTGCTTGATAAATGTCAGGAATACGCTCTGGGCGATGGTAGCGTATATGTGCTGCATGTTGTGGCGACCAAGGACTTCCATGCCAATGCTTCGGGGAGTCCTGTATCAGAGCACACACTGGCAGTTTTGGAACAGCCCTAGCAAGATGAAGGGTTGCGGTATCAAGAGTGATTAGGCAGTGCGCCTTTTCGTATAGGCCCAATAGATCGTAAACCTGTTCGGCTTTGAGACAGGATATATCCAGCAACTGAAAGTATTTCTTGTGCAGCTTGGCATTAAGATAATCCAACAACAGGTCTTTGTAGGGATATGGGGAAGTGTTCCCGCCAAGGTTAATCAGAATCAGCCGTTTGTTCTTCGAGATGGGGGGCAGGTCCTCAATCAGCTGTTCTTCGCGGCTTAAATCCCTGTTGTCGAAAACTAAAGGCAGGTTTAAGCGCCAGTCCTGAAGCTTTCCTGCCAACCGCCACGCCTCCTTCGCAAAACTCTCGGTATTGGGATCTCCCAGTTTCAGCCCTGCACGCTCATAGGCTTCTACCAGCTGATCCAGCTTAAACCCAGCAACCTGGCAAACCTTCAGATCCCTGTATTTCTCACCATGCTCCCTAACTGCTTCGCTGATGGCCATCCAGTTCCCAGTAAACTCTACCGGATCCACATAGCTAACTCCGGAAAGCACACCTATGAACTCAGAAGCGACTAAAAACGCCGGTTTCTCCTTCTTTTCTACCCAGTGTTGGCGTAGTAGCGGGAGTAGATTAAGAATGTCTCCGGTTTTACCAAGGCAGACGTAAAGGGTCTGGTCTATTGCGTTCAATGTGCCGCCATTCAAAAACCAAAAAACGGTTCCGGCAAGCCTTGTTTGCGATTCCACCCCAAAGAAAAGACCCAACCCGCATTATTCTTGCCCAATGACATCTGGTAAATTACGAACCGCCCCTCCCTAGCCTCCCTGAAAACTTGGTCGGCGTCCTCGTTACTAACGGTAGTTACGGTCTGCTGCCCCTCGTGGATCTCCATTACAGACGTTCTAAAACAATGATGGCGCCCTCTTTCCCCTTCTCGCACATCTCAGTGTGTACGCTTCCTATCCTCAATGCCTGCCAAGTGTCGTCCTGCGGCAATGATTGCATCGCAAACTGTCTCAAGCATTCCGGGGTTGTCCCTCCTTCTCTTGTCTGACACAAGGAACGTAACTGAGATTCGATACTCTTTATCGCGCCAAGCATCCATTTCTTTGTCTTGTATTCCGTGGCTAGGAACGGTCTTCCGGTCTTTGGGTTTGTCACGATCCGCTTCTTGTTCTTGAAGCTGGGGACTGGTCCCTGCCCTTGGATATAGATGCGGATTTCGTCGTTTGGTGGATTCACTTGCGTTTGGGAGAATTGCCATAATCAACATCCAATGCGGAAGCCTTCATGTTTCGGAGAGATTCCGCTATGTAGTGGCGTTCTTCTTTGGTGGGTTCAATTCCGTCGATAAGATTCAAAGGCCAGTAGCCAGCCTTCAAACTAGCTTCGTATGCTTCCAATCTTGGGTGCATCAGATGTTCATGTGTCCAGCAGCCATTCTGGAATGTCCGAAATAAGCGATTTGGCTGAGGAACTCGGGCAAGCAAAACGCACCAGCCAAGTTGGAATCTTAATTACATCTGGCTCGATTGGAGGAAAGAAGATAAAAACCATTTCAGTCGGACCCCAGAAGAACTCTTTAAGGGTCTTCATCATCTCTGATCCCATCTGCTTGGACACAGCCTTGTAGGTTGGCTCTGCCCCTTCGATGGAGCTTAACTCTGTAAAGTCTTCAATTACTTCGGCTTCAAGAATTTCCCATCCGTCCTTAACATATCGTTTGGCTTGAATCCGTTCTCTTTCAGTAAGCCCGATGATAAACGCCCCATCAGTATCTCCCACCTCAGTAGCATGTAGCCCTGTGACTACGCGCCAGTCTTCCACCATATCAGTTCTAAAGCTCATCAGTATCCTTTGGAATTGTGTTGAATTGGCCTGCCTCGCACAAAAACCCCATTCTCCTGGCCTCATTCGGGTTTCGGTGTATCCAATCATGGCCCCATTGCGAGACTGGGCACCAGAAGTTTTCCAGTAAAAGAAGGCGCCCTATTCGGCCCCGCGTATGGTGACACTGGGTTGCCCTGCGTCTGGGCATATTCAAATGCTGGCTTACTCTGCACCTCATGTTATTGGGTTCAAGAAGCCATTCCTTAACCCTAGCATTATACCTTCTGGTCTCAGCTGCCCTCTTGCTCGTTCTTGATTTTATTCGCTGTTTCTGTGTCATAATGTTCTCTGGCTATTGATTGAACAGTTCTTCTGCCGACAACAATCAAACATGCATCGATGTGCTTGCAGGTGTGCCAATCACCGTCCTTCCCAACCTTAGGGGCGTGATGGCATTTGAAATCAGGGCAATCGCATTGCCCATTGCAGTCCATCTCTTCTAGGTCCACTAAATAAGGCTCTACGGAGTTTGGAGATGTTTCGCTAGTAACGAAAAATCGTGCG